TGGGGACTTGCATGGATCAGCAGTTCCAGGCTTTCAGCGCAAGCGCCTTGCGAGTAGGGCGACCCTTCTCGTCCTTCATTGGTCCAGGCATTCCGCCCATGCGGGCACAGAACGACTTACGCCGCTTCGCGTCCTTCTCCGTCTTCGGGTTGGGCGCAGGCGGCTTGAGATTTGCGCCCTCAGTGCGCTTGAAGTGCGCTCGGCCAGCAGCGTTCAGGCCGCCTTTCGGGTTTTGGTGGGCCTTCTTGACCATTATTCCACTTCCGCCTGAGGCCACCAGTCGGCACCAGGCACTTCGCCCTCGTCGTCAGGGCTTGGGAACACCCAGCGACCGTCCGTGATCTGGACGGGAATGGCCCACCGCTCCGTCATCTGTGCGGTCGGGTCGGGTAGACCCGTGGCGGCGTTGGTGCTGACCTTGATGCAGCCGATGTCGGCGGCGACTTGCGCTTCGGCGGCGATGGCCTCGGCCTCGGTGTTGAACACGCGGTATTTCATGGCTTACACCGTGGGCGGGGTTGTTTTGTAGGGGTGATCGGCGGGCAGATTGGCTTGCAGGCCCCATTTCCACGCTAGATATCCTTCAAGTTTTTGTCGGTCGCCCGTACTCAACGTACCAGAAACAATAATAAATTCCCCTGCTGTTAAGTTAGCGGCAAGAGTACCGTCTGTATATGCCCCTACAGAGACAGGGCCGTTTGTTAAACTGACTCCAACATTGTTTCCGGCTGTTAGTGCTAGTGCGCTTCCATTTTGGAATACGTTCCAACTTGCGCCAGTATTTCCAGTGCGCTCAATCCCTATCATATACGGAGTTGCCGGAGCACTTGGCGTGTAGGTTGCGACTTGCGTTCCGCCGTCGTAGCCAGTCCAATACTGGTTTGAAGCTGTCGAAGCCATGTGGTGGTAACGCCCAGACGTCCCGAAAGCGAGCGCTACTCTTGCTGACGCCCACGAAAACGCATGAACTGCAAATATCGAAAACGTTTGAGTGCCTGAAATACCAAGATTGGCCGTGCTTTTCAGGGTGTCATTTACGCCGTCAAACACTAAAGCTGGTTTGCTGTTAATTCCTGTTGTGTTGTAAGCGGGCTGGTTTGCCGCGGTCGCTTGCAAAACATTGCGTGCGTTACCCGACTTGTCATTCCACTGACTGACGGTGCTACCGTTGAGCGCGATAGTGCTGGCGTCGTCCGCGTCTAGCCACAGGGCCAGTGATGCGCCGAGTTGCGCAGGCGTCCATGCGGTCGCCAAGGAACTAAAAAATCGTGACCTAGCGCGACTGCGGCTCAACGGCAACATGGATCAGAGCCCTCGACCAGCGATGATGTGCAGCGAGCCAGCACTGCCGCCAGTGATGTAAGCCACGGTGTTGTCGTAGCTGCCCTTGGACAGCGATACCTGCGTGCTGGGCAGCACGGGGTAATCGGCCGTGGTGGCGGTCTGCGCGCCCTTGCCAATGCGGACGTAGGCCGTCACGCTGGACGACAGGTTCGTGATCACGACGTTCTCGGTGGCCACGGAAAACGTGGACGAGGCAGAGGTGCCGCTGGGCGCGACGGTGAAGCCCGTGCCGTAGGCCGGCTGGAACGAATCGGTCGTGGTGGTCATGTCGTGAACTCCGGTCAGGCGATGCGATACCACGAGTTCGTGGCTTGGTAGAACCGCATGCGGAAAAAGTCTTCGGCCGCCAGCGTGGTCGGGTCGCCGTATGCCGCGGCGGCGCCGTTCAGCCCGAGCGCGAATGTGGTGATCTGCTGCGTGGTGGTGATCAGGATTTCAGTGCCGTCAGGAGTGCTGGTGTTCAGCGGCAACGTCACGGTTCCAGAGGCCAGCGTGCCGGCGGGCTGCAGCAGAATCCATTGCTGCTGCGACACGGGCGTAGGCGCGGCAATGTTGAAGCCGGTCGTCGGCACGTACAGGTTCGACGATAGCGTGGGCGCTGCGAACTGCTGCTGGAAGTACGCCAGCAGTGCCGTCAGCGGCAGGCGTCGAGAGTCCCCGTTCGTGGGCGACCAGACGGGAATCTGATCTCCACCGCTGGCCTGGTCGAGCAGAGGGAGCTGGTTGATCGTTGCCATGTGGAGGCCTCAGTCTAGTTGCAGCACGCCGTCTCCGCCGACCGTCACTCGGTCCACGGGAGGGGGCAGGAATGGGTCGTCATACACGCGCCACGGCTTGTTTCCGGCGCCTGCGGGCATGGTGCCAGGCAATTGCTGCTCAGGCGGCATGGCAGCACGGGACAGAAGCGTGTTGTAACCCTGCTTCGCCACCGCCAGCGTCTGGGGCATCAGCGTCTTGCCGTAGCCGGCCGCCAGGCGAATGCCCAGGTTGCAGATGATCGCCTCGTTGGCGCTGTCGGGTACGCCGGTTTCGGCGTTGATGTTGCTGTTCTCCGGTGACCCTGGCAGCGGGTAGCCCAGGCGGATGCCCTTGGCGTTCCACTCGGCCATCATGGCGTCGAGCCGGCGCAATGCGGCCTCGAGTTGTTGCGGCTGCAAATCGAATGCGTAGGCCGCAAGCCCGATTTCACCGAACGCGGCTTCCACGAACTGGCGCTTGCTGTAGCCCATCAGCGCGGCTCCTTCATGGCGGCGTTGATGCGCCTCAGCAATGCGCCGTCAGTGGTGCGGCCATCGAATTTCACGCCCAGCTCAATGGCCTTCTGCTCCAGTTCGGCGCGGGTTGGAGGCGCGTCGTCATCGGGCACAGGAGCCTGCGAAATCGGCGCGATGAGCGCAGATACCTCCTCGGCCGAAAGAAGCGGCTGTAGGGGCTTCTGGGGGGCTTGCAGGCGCAGCCACGGCTTGGCCTTGGCAACGGCTTTGAGCTGCCGCTTGTTGAGATGCGCCGTGAACGCTGGTTCGCCTGCTGCGGCAATGGCCTCCCGCGGCGTGGCGTGGTAGTCCTGCGCCAGGTGCGCGTCGTACTCCTCGATGGAGTTGACGACGACAAAGCCGTACCGGGCGCCGCCGCTGTATTTGCAGGGACCAGGTGCGCGGTAGACGAAACGCGGGAATTCCATGTCAGGCTTTCTTGCGCGGCTTGGCAGTCTTCGCCGACTCACGGAATGCGGCAGCCGTGGGCGCGCCCTTCGCACCAGGCTTGCGCATCTTTTCGCCGCTGCCGGCCGCGATGCGCTCGCGCTTGGCTGCGATGTTGGCGTAGAGCCCAGGTTTCACTTCATGCCCTTCTTCATCGGCGCCTTGCTTGGCTTGCCTGCCTTCATGGCTGCAGTGCGTGCAGTGTTCAGCGCAACGGCCACGGCCTGCTTCTGAGGCATGCCGGCCTTCATCTCCTTGGAGATGTTCGAGCTGATCGACTTCTGGGAATAGCCCTTCTTCAGCGGCATGATGTGCTCCAGATGTGAAAACGCGGGCGGTAGTCAGCGACCGCCGCCCGCGCTGGTTGGCTGCCGGCTCTCGATCAGCTTGCGATGCGGTAGATCGTGTACGTGGCAGCAGCGGTCTTGCGGACGCGGAACTGACCCGAACTGGTGGTTGCCACCGCCATGTTGCCGACCAGCGTGCAGCCGGTGACGCCGCCACCCACCGAGATGGTGAAGGTGTTGCTCGCTCCGGTGTTGATCACCGAGAAGTCGAAGCTGTCGTTCACGGCCAGTTGCGTCGCCGCATCCAGCACGGCGCCCGTCGGGGGCGTGGCGACCACGGCAGCGGTGGTGACAGACGTCACGATGCCGCCAAGCATCATGGCCGCCGTCAGGTTGCCGGTAGCGTCGAGCGCGTTCGGCGCGCCCTGGACTTGCCAGTCTCCGCCGTCGCCGACGGTCGCGTCGGTTCCGAGGTCGTACAGCACCGGGAAGGCCCCGGCGTTGACGACGATGGTGGCGCCATTGGCGAAAGCCGAGGAGGTGTAGCCGCCGCTGGTGACGGTGGCCAGCAGGTCGAGCTGCTCGGGGTAGTTGGGGAAGCCGACCACTTGGAAGACCTGGGCCTCGCCCTGCGTCTTGACAGCGATCTTCTGACCTGCGGTCAGCGTGATGGTGGCGCTGCCTTGCGCTGCGATGGTGATGTAGGACACGAAAGATGCTCCTTCAGATTTGGTTGCGACACGGGCCGGAATTACCCGGCCCGCTTGTCATCAGGGGGTCTGACCGAACAGCAGGATGCCGGACATCTCGGGCTGCTTGTTCACGACGCCGAACAGGGTGTCGAGGCGGTACTTCGTCTTCATCGTGTTGACGTCGTACTGCTTCTGCATCACCAGCTCGATCCCCTGGTCGGTGCTGGCCCGCATCACGGCAGCGCCGGCATCGGTCGGCACCGCGTAGCGCCCCGGCAGGATCTCCAGCGCGTCCTTTTGCCAGAAGCAGTTGATCGGCGCAGCAGCGGTGTTCAGCCGGTTGACCGTGGCCGTGGCGTTGGGCACCACAACGACGTTCTGGTACTGTGCCTCAGCGTCGGTGCCGCCCTGGTTGCTGATGATCGGGGGCGTGATCACCGAGGTCGTCGCCGTCAGTCGCTGCACGATCCGGAACGTCTTGAGTTCGCCCGTGTCGCCCTTGGTGATGTGATGCACCGCGTTCACGCCGCTGATCGTGATGGCGTCGCCGGCCGCCAGCTCCGTGGTCACCGAAGAATGGGTGATCACCTGGAACCGGTTGTCGACGTTGCCCGTCTCGCCAGTGACGGCCGTGCTGGTGGCCTGCGGCACCCAGTAGTTCGCCGCACCGACCAGGGTGCTCATCGTCGGGTCCGAACCGCTGGCCGCACGGATGCGGTTGGCGTAGTCGAACTTGTAGGTCTGGAACCCAGCCACCGTGCCCACAAACCCGCGGCGATAGGCCTCGTCGCTGATCTGGTTGCCGAAGGAGCGGGTCGCCACAGCCAGATTGCCCGCCATGCCGTTGTAGTCTCGGCTCGACAGTGCCAGGTAGCGGTCGAACGCCTGCACACCCTGCTCGTTCATGATCGTGTCGCACAGGGCCACGTCGTCGTAGTCGCCGGCACTGCCGGAAACCGCGACGACCAGAGAGCCCTGGTTTGCCGCCACGTTCATGATGGCCAGGTTGATGTCGGACGCCAGCTTCTGCTTGGCGGAGTCGCCGAGACGACCCTCTTGCAGCGCGTCACGCAGTTCCAGAGCATCCATGATCCACGGCACAGACTTCTGGAAGCCGAGCGTCGCCGGAACGGAGAGCTGGGTGAACGCCGTGAAGTTCAGCGTCTGGTCCATGCCCGTGAACGACTGCGCGATGTAGGGCTGCGGACGCCAGATGACGTTGTTGGTCCGCTCCATCATCGAGCCGTCGGTGCGGTACATCGAGACGTTCTTGGACAGCACGAGCGCGTCGTTGAAGCCTTCGAGGAGATCCTCGAACGCTACGCGCTCTTCCTTGGAAAACGAATTGGCCATTTGTGGCTCCTAGAAACGGATTGAGTGACTTGGTACGGCTTGCGCCGCGCTTTGCTACTCAACCCGTCGGAGCCGGTCGGCCGCTCTTGTGTAGTTCGCAACTGCCCGTAAGGTGGGCGAAACCTGCGATGCGATTGGTGCGGAATGTATCACATGCCGCACCAACGGCTTTAAGTCAGCGTCCCTTCGCTTTGAGTTGCTGCTTGTACTGCACCACCTTCGAGTAATTGCCCGTGCGCTCGGCCTCAGCCCGCAAGCGCTCGAGCGTGGAATCGTTGGCAGATGCCGGCGCACCGCTGCGGATGGTCGATTCGGGAGCGGGCGGCTTGCGATTGGTGACCTTCATGTCCTTCTCCAGTTTGGCCACAGCGAATGCGAACTTCACCGGGTCTTGAATGGCGCCAAGTTCCTTGGCCTTCTTCGGGTTGCGTCCGAGCGCATACACCACCAGCGCGGGGTTTTCTGCGCCCTGCAAGATCACGCCTTGCTGCACGGTGTTCAGCGACTGCTGGACAATCGCCTCGGCGTCGTCGTAGTCCTTGACCTTCAGCTCGGTCTTGGCGCGTGCATAGCCTTCCAGCTTTTCCTGCCAGGCCCTGGTGTGATTCTCTTGAACCTCGCGCGCTTGGCGCTCTTGCGCATCGACATCGCGCTTGCGCGCGTACCAGGCTTCAAGTTGCTGCTCGTAGCGCGTTGTGTCGTAGTCCGCGGCCTCCAGCGTCGGCTTCGGGCCGAGGGTGACCTGCTGGACCGGTGCAGCCGTCTGCAGCTTGGCTTGCAGCTCGCGGTTTTGTCGTTGCAGCTCCCGATGCGATTTCCTCAGTTCGCGCACCCACTCGGGCGCGCGCTCCTGCTGTTCAGGCTCTTCGTCGCCGATCTGGATGGTGATCTCGTCCTCGGGAGGATGCTCTGCCTGGTCGTCTGACGTCTCGGGATTGGGAGCCTGCTCAGGTTCAACAATCGCCTCCGCGACGGGTTGCTCAAGTTCCACGGTATCGGTATCCGCCATGTGCTTCACTCTCCATCTCACGCATTGACGGCTGCGTGGTTGCCGGTGGGCGCCGCTGCGCCCCTTTACATCACCCCGCCGCCTGTCGCAGCGCCGCTGTCTGCAGATCCGCCGCCGGACATGCCGCCATCACCAACGGCGCCATACGATGTGCCCATGCCGGTATCGAACCCCAGCGACTGCGCGGCCACCGCGCCAAGATCCTGGCCCGCCACGGCATTGGACCCGCCCATTGCGTTGATCATCCCCTGCGCCTCCGCGGGCGTGATGCCGATCTGCTGCGCCAGGTCGA